CTGGAACATGAGTGTTTGCTGTATTGCGAATTGTTTGATCGATGTCTGAGTAGTCTTGGAACATTGGGCTATTACCATCGTCGTTGTTGAACAACCCAGATGAGTCTACCGTTGCTGCAAGATCACCAAATATGTCGCGGGTTTCTTGTGAAGCAAGAGCAGGTTGTGCAGTGACCAGCAACATGATTGGCATCCAACCTGGAGTGTACGATCCTGCATCCCATGTCACATCAGTGACTTCCAGGTATCGCTTAACAGGAGTCAGATCAGGCGTGTATTGAGTCTCACTTGGTAGTTCAAGAATGTCACCAATAACAATAGGACGCATCAGCACATTAACACATGCGTTGAAACTAATCTTGATCTGATATGATGCTGATGGAATCTCAATACCAAACTTTGATAGGTCGGTATTCACATTCACCAGATCGTAGTAACCTTTCAGAGTGATTGCATCTGTCTGGTAATCCCGATCGCGATTCTCCATCAGGATCTTATCCTGAATGTTTTGTTGATGCGTTAGAGCATAGTCGTGCAGCTCGAGAGCTTGAACTCCCCAACCACTACAAGTTCCGCCAGCGAATTGAATTGGTCGGATGCGCCAAAATCGACTTGGAACACTCTGTTTGAAGTGGATGGTGTTAAGCTCTTTGTTGTTTGGTAGAGTTATTACAGCAACTCCATACCACTCAATCCCATCTTCAGATCGTTCAACTCGTGCTTTAGTCACACGGTACGATGGATCGTCACTTTGTTTGATTTTGATCGTTGTAATGTGCTGACGAACATTAGCCGGGATGCCATATCGGTCCCGGCCGTTTGGCAACTTAACTACGCCGAAATCATAGCCGATAAACGTGGCATTCGCTACGTTTTCACCTGACTGTCGAGATCTCCACTCAGTCTTGAGTGTTGTGAATGCATTATCAGCGACATATGGTAGCAGATCACCACCAGACACAGGTTTCCCTGTTCCGGTTAAATCCACCAGACGTGTCTGTTCATGAATGCCGAGTAGTTTATGCACATTGATTTGTGCACCGGCGATCCCAAGAGCTTCCTGCGACAATGCATCGATGTAGCAATTGGCCTTGGATTGTTGAGACATATCCCAAGGCTTACACAACTGTGATGTTGCATCAATGCATTGTTTACCGGAGTTTGTAGTTTTGCAATTAGCCATGTAGTTTATCCGAATACAAATTGGCAGCCCATACCGTATTCATCAGGCTTATCAGCGATAAAGTCGTCGATTTCTTGTAGGCATGCTTCAATTTCTTGCTGAGCGGCTTGACGAAGGTCTGATGCGTTGAGAGTCACTGCGCCACCAGCACCTGGCAATGATGAGAACTTACCACGAGTTTCTGCTAGAATTAAACGAGCTGTTGCGCAAGAATAGCGACGTAGCCAAGCACGAGTGTATCTATCCGTCAGTAGGTCTTGTTCTGTGCGTTCTGTTGTTGCTTCGATACATACCATTCGTTCATTCATTGGGAAACGGTGGTGAATGAATAACTCACGCTTCTGTTCATTCCACGTGAATGTAATACGAGCTGCAAACAACATTTCCATCAGCTTTGTATATTCAGACATGAGATGGTAGCTTAGTAGGTCGAATGTCCCCATGTTGTACAAGTGTTGCATAACAATCTGACCATACACACCAGCACCGTGAGCTGATGATAGGAACGATGAAGTAGCACGATACACTCCAAGAATATCGACGATTTTGTTCATGCCGGATATCTTATTGGTGAGGTAATATACTTGTGTTTCGCTGTGGATGTTCATGAAGAAGAATCCACGCTTGTAGGCAATGCCTGATCTCGTACGAAGTTCACTTAGTGATTTATCAACGATATAATCCATCTGTTCTGGAGTAATTTCAACATCCACAACTGGGTAGCCAAGCTCGTAACGAATTTCATTCTGCAACAATAGACGTTCAGCTTTAGATCCATCTGTACCAATACCAACTTCCATCCATGTAGGTGTATCAGATGCTCCGTCGACACCAGGCTTTGGATCATGGAAATTGTATGGGGTGGATAGTGATTTGAACAATGTACCATCAGTTAGACCGATGAATGACAAACTACCCAGACGAGTGTCTGTGAATAGTATGTTTCCGTGACAATCCATTTCACAGGTGGCAATTGGCATACCAATTACCCAACCATCACCATTCCACATTTTCAGAACGTGTTGTGTCAGATCATACCACAAGGCACCCTTTGTTGGAGATATTGGTGTAGTAACATATGACACATTCACCCATGCAATTCCGTTCCACACAGCTAATGCATTTACGCTGGTGTTAAACCACATTGTGTTTGTTGGAAGAGTTCTAGGATCATTTGATGACACAACTGGAGATACTGAATCCCATGTGTTGGTTGCAGATCTGAGCGACCATGTATTGGTTGATGTATTGTGCCAAGCTGTTCCTGCTGCAATTGTCGTTGTTGGATCAGAGCTTAGCTGAACAAATGTAGCCGGGACGAAGCAATAACCGTTCCATAGCGATAGAACGCCAGTTGTAGGATTGAACCAAGCATCATTCGTTCCGTACTGGATTGGTAGAGTTGGATCTACCCCCTGCATGTACAACGATGTAACTTGCACCCAAGCTGAAGTTAGTCCATTCCATACAAACAGTTCAGATGTTGCAGTATTCCACCAGACATCACAGAAAGAACGGACAGTTGGATCGGCTGGGAATGGGACTACGTCTACCACAACCCATGCGGTGTTACCAACGTTACGTTGCTTTAGTTCTAGTGCAATTGGATTGTACCAGAACTTACCTGGACCAGGAAGGGATGGTTCGTTTTCAGCAATTGATACGTTTGTCTGTATGTTCCAACCAGCGGCAGGTGTGTTGTATGCAAATAACTGATTGGTGGCATCATTGAACCAATATGATCCTACTGGTAGGACATTAGGATCAATCGCACTTTGAACTGCTGTCGATTCTGTCCACATTCCGACCGTGTCATTCCAACGCAGCAACTCTTCTTTTGACGTGTCATACCAGAATGAACCAGCAGCAGGGTGTGTTGGGAATGTTGGGTCTGTTGTTTGGTTCAATGTAAATTGAACACACCAAGTAACACCATTCCATGTATACGCAGTTGTTCCATCGAACCATGCAGAACCAACAGCCGGTGATGCTGGATCCGTTGCACTAGACATTACCACAATTGTAACCCATGTGATTCCGTCGAATGCTTTTAGTGTGTTTGTTGTTGGGTTGTACCAATACGTACCAGTCACTACTGTATCTGGTGATGTGGATTGTGCAATTACGCCTGGTACTTCAACATTAGCAGAACCATTCCACACAAACAGTTTCTTAGTTGCGGAATTCCAATAATATGTACCAGCATTAGGTGCAGTAGGAGACTGCTGCACACCGTTGATTGTAGCGAGTTGATGCATGATTTCGGTGGTTAGCTCTTGATATGTTTGAGCTAATGCACCATCAATCGTGATTGTATATGAAGGAGGAGCAGGAACACAGTCAACAGAATCTACACGACCTTGTGGACGAGGAGTAACACCGACCTGCATCGTGAAGTCGTATGATTGTGTTGTTTGCAATCCAGTTAGGTCAGCTGGAGCCATACCCATTGTGGCAGAGTATGGGTTAAGTACGACTACCTGGGTGCCATTTGTGTCTTCAGAACCTCTATTCGTTGTATCGAGAGAGTATGCATGTATCCCTTCGATGTAATAACGAAGTTGTGCATCTACTGGAAACCCTGTTACGTAGTAAGGAGTATTAGGTTTTAGTCCGGTAACATCAACAAATGTAGTGATCACGTCATTGTAGAATGCACCGACAACCATCGATGTTCCTAAATTGGAACCAGCGAATAAGTTTGCATCAATTGTTATGTCTGCTTCATACGCAGAACCTTTTGCAGGTAGTTTACTCGCATTTGTTGGTGTGGTATCAATGGTTACTACAATACCGTTGTATGCGCGTGAGTCAGCGGCGCAACCTGCAGCAGGAGCTGGAATATTCCAGCTAATACGAGCCGTTGTTGGACTCGTCTTGTCAAATTTTATAGACATGTTTGCTGCTTCTGCTCGCAGCATGCCAGGTGCTTCTGTCGAAATGTCGAAAGTGCTCATTGTTATTCCTCACAATTGTGAAGTATTTATCGCACCTCAACAAAAAGAAAGGGTGCGTATTTGCACCCTTTGAATTGCTGTTTATTCGTCGATATCGTCGATATCTGGATCTGCCTCAATTTCTTCGAGGAGAACCTTGTCTACTTTCTTTCGGTTA